TCCTAGAGTTAAATCTTCTGTTAAAGTTGATATATTATTAAAGGCTTGAAGAGATGATATGTTTGAAAAGATAATTGTTTCGTTGTTTGATTCATTTCCTAGTTTATCTACAGCTTTGATTAAGAAAGCACCTGTTCTTGCATTTGTTGTTATTGTTGTCCCAGATGTTCTAGGTACTTGTAACCAATTTACTGATTTATTCCATTGACTTCCGCTTTGAACATTTTGATAGCGTATCTCATAATAAGAAATATCAAGATCAGCAACTGAGTCCCAGTTTAATTGCATTTGATTTGAGCCTTGCATATTAACAGAAAAGTTTTTTACATCTTCTGGTGGCTCAGTAGCACCAACAATTTTTCTACTTGCACTTGTATATGTAGAACTTACTCCTAAAGCATTAATTGATTTTACTCTTACATTATAAGTTTTATCATCAATAACATTTAACATTTCAAAATTAGTTTGATTACCTTTACCTATAATTTTAAAAGTTGATTCTGTGCTTAACTTAGCTTCTACTTGATAATATTGCACAAATTTATCTGGACTTGCACCTACAACAATATTTAATCTCGTTATTGCTGTTCCTTCATTATAAATAATTAATTCATCTGATAAAGTTACACTCGCAGGAGCTGAAACAGAAAAAGGATTTGGAAGAGTTGTATCTGGTATTGTTGGTACAGCTTGTTGAGTTCCAAATGTATAAAAACTATCCTGATGTTCTGTAAGCGTTAAAGATACTGTCATATCACTACCTATTGTCATTCCTTGAACTCTAAAAGGTTTAGCAGAAAAACTTGGAGTAGCATGAGTAATATTTACTATGTCCCCTATAGATAAATCCATTGCTGTACCATCAGCTTTTAAAGTAACATCTAAACTTGATCTTGATCTACGCAAAATTATTTCTGCCATTTCTCTTGCTTGATAAACATTAGTTATTGTTGGAAAATCAAATCTTCCTTCTAATAAAATACCACCATCTGCTGTTTTCATATTAGCGTGTTGATCTGCACTAGCTTCGTTTGAATCATCAACAGGTGGATATTGAACTTCATCTGATTGATAATTTTTATCTGGATTAATAAAAGAAACTAAAACTCTATTGTATCGTGAGTTTTTACTTTTACTTGAAACATTTATACCACCAATGATATTATCTTCTGTTAAAGTGATTGAAGCACTTCCAGATGTTTCAACTAATACTTTATACAAACCAGAAGTATAATTTAATAAACCTCTACAACCTGTTAAAAAATGTTTTACATTTTGAATTGCTTTTTTAGATGTATCAACAACTGCATGACTATCCATTAAATCAATTTGATCTGCACCAGAATATGGAGTTATATTTACATCACAAACATCGCCTGCGGTTTGCCAATCTGCAAAATTAGTATCAAAATATGAGTTAGCAATACCCATACCGAATCTTGCATTACGTAAATAATCTAATAATTGATAAACAGGATTGTCAGAATAAGCCCATGTTGAGGTAGTGTCTGCTCTATGAGAACCAGTTCCACCAGTAATAGAGCCATCTAAGTTTGGATTATATATTTTCTTCCCTTTTACTAATGCGTGTACTTGAGGAATACTACCATAAGCATCTGTGTTCCATTTAAACTTTAAACTAATATATGCTAATCCTCTTAATCTATGATTGCTCGTCCATGATGATAATGAACTTATTAAACTACAAGCTGATTGATCATCTGCTCCATAATGAGGTCTAACTGTTATTAAACTTTCTGCGGAAGAATTTGAATCGTTTGGGTCTGCTTTAAAAAAATTTGCGTCATTACTTGCTACTGTTCGTTCTGTATTATCTGTTAAATCTCCAGACCATGTAACAATATTATCATTGACAAAAATAGATGTAATATCTTCTATTTCTCCTTCTCCTAAAACTAAAACCATATACAAATATTCGTTATCTGTTCCAGAAGTTTCTAAAAAAACTACATTACCACCAACTTTTCTTGTTCCATAAATTATAGGTATGCCACTATTAGAAGATTTTTTATTTAGCAAAACACCCTTTGCAGTATTATCTAACTCTCCAAAATCTGGAATATCTGGAATTGGTATTATCCAAGAAATAAGACCTTCAACAATATCAACTACTACATCAATAATAGTATCAACTATATCTTCAATTATTTCAATAGGATTCCAACCGCACATTTATTTTAATCTCCAATTAGAACCCATATTTTCAAAACCTAACTTTTCAAATAATTTATCTGCTTCTAGTTTTGAAGTAATAGAAAGTAATATAGGATTATTGTTTGACACTTGTTTGACACTTTCTAATAATTGATTCATTAATTTAAAATTTCTAAATTCTGGTATGACATAAATTAAATGTATTATCATTGTTTCTTGAACACTCCACCAATAAGTTGATTTAGTGAACATACAAATACCTATTAATTTATTAGTATCTAAATTTTTAATACAAACAACTTTACCTCTTTTTAAAATTACATTTAAAAAATTTCTTACTTTATCTTTATCAATATCTGGATAATTTAAATCAATTAAATCATCTTTAAATTTTTGTAATAAATCTAATATTTCGTCTTTATCTTTTTTTTCTGCTTGATAAAAATTACAACTAGCCATTATGGTTTCCCCCATTTTAAATCTAAAACATTTAGAGCCGCAAACTCCATACCTTTATCACCACTAAAAAATCTTTGCTGTGAATTATCTGATGTTGTTCTTCCAGATTCTTTATCAAAAGTTGCCCAATGTGAGGTAACTGTTAAAGTTACATTTGCTGTATCTGTAGTATCTACAATTCTATACTGATCTATTGTTCCATAAAATAATAAAAAAGGGTCTGATATTAAAGCATTAGAACTATCTAATAATCCTCTATAAATTTTTACTTCTTTTCCAATTATATTTTCATTTAAAATTACTGCTGTATATGTTTGATCAACTCCAGATAGTTGAACTGCTAAAGAGTTTTTTGTAGGAGAATTTGTTTCACTAACACCTGTTATTGATCGTAAATGACCACTAGCTGTATAAGTTATTGAACTACCACTAACACTAGATGTTAAAGGAAAAGATGCGTTTGTTAAATAAACTGGTGTTGCAAAACCTAAATGAACTAAAAAAACAGGACTTATATTACCTGTTGCTAATTCAGTTTTAAAAGCACTTGCTAATCCTCTTGCCATTATAAACTTTCAATAACATCAAATTCAAAATTATGTAGTGGCTCTCCGTCTGAATCACCATTACTCATCGGAAACTCTTGTACATCACTTGTTAATTGCACAGTGAAAGGTACATCATCATAAGTTACTGTTTCATCATTAGCTAAAGCTGTTCTTAAAGGTGGCTCTATAGTAACTGTTGACGCATTACTGCTAGAAGTAACATCTTCAACCACCATATAAACTTTTGAGTGACCATTAAATTTTATAAAATCTCCTGCACGCAATCTATGTGTACCGTCAGCATGAAAACCATCCATAGCAATAGTTGTATCGCCTACTGCATGAACACCATTTACTAAAACTGTTCCAGATTCATTACCATTAGCATCTAAATAATTTGGAAAAGTAATTGTAAAACTTTCTTTTTGTGATCGTTGTTTAATTATAAAAGCCATTATGGACTGAAAAGATAATCTAGGTTGTTGTTTATATACGCAACTAAACTGCCATCGTTGACCTTGTATTTGCCTACGAAAAGTTTTTCCGCTATCAGTAGTTGATACTAAAGTTTTTTGCTGACTTGAAATATTAACAGCAGTAAAATCAACACTCGGTAATGCCCCACTCATATAATTGCCTGTCTTCCTTTTTCATTAACAGCACTATTAATCATATTGACAATAACACCACGACTATTAACTAATAATTCATTAAACCCTCTAGCATCAACTGTATTAATATTAAAGTTTACATTAACACCCTGTTTCATATCGTGATTAGGTACTATATTTCCATCTTGATTTGGTACAAACATTTCTCTACCAGATTCACCAACAATATATGGCTCGCCTTTTCTAACACGACCACCTAATTGCCTTCCTGTGTAATTTGTTTGTGCAATTTGTGCTACATTTGCGGCTGTTAAACCACCAATCATTATTGCTAATGGTATACCAAAAGGTCCCATTGCTAATGCTTTTTGTACACCTGCTATGCCATCTATAATTGCGTCTTTTATTTTAAATGCTTTATTAAGTTCAAAAGCAGCTTTATTATTTTTAGCTAATTCACCTAGTAGTTCTCTACCACTTGCTTTAGCTAAATCTTTCTTTTGTTCATCACTCATTTTTTCTAAATTTTCAAAATCAAAATTCCTACTTTTAAGTGCTTGTAGATTTTTATCATAATATGATTGTTGTAGTTTAAATGCTTCCTCTAATTCATCTTCAATAATTTTCATTCTTTCATCTTTAGCTTCTAAAATTATCATGTTTTTCATATCTTCAAATTCTTCTAATCCTTTTAAATAATTTGCATTAGCCAATTCTTCACTTTGTAAACCTTGTGCGATAGCATCATCTCTGATTAATTTTAATAAATTTTCTTGCTCTTCAACTAAAGCGAGTTCTTTTTCCATTCTTTCGCCAATTAAATCAAATTCTGATTTGTTTCTATCTCTGATACTTTGAAATATTTTATTGTTTGCTTCTATTTGTTTTTTTGATGCTGATATTAAATCAATAGTTTTCATTTCAACTACTTCAATTGATTCTGCTAATTTTTTATTTGATTCAGTTTGACTGTCAGTAGCAGTAGAAACCTCATCAGCAAGTTTTTCAGTTATCCCTAACCATTGTAAAAATTCTGATCCTTTTTGAGTAGCATAAGCAACAGCATCACCTAATAATTGAAATGGAGTAACTAAAACAGTAATTACTAATCCTGTTAATTTTCCTAACAAAGAAATTAATGGCTCTATAAATGTTATAAATCTTGTCATTTGATTTATAGCATTAGTTAATGCACCGCCAAATCCACCTTGACCGAATGCGTCAGCACTATTGTCAACAGCAATACCAAAGTTAGACATAGCTGTAGAAAGATTATCCATTTTAGTTGCAGTAGCGCCACCGAACTCTGCATTTAAACCAACTTGTAATGCTTCTAATATTTTAGCCGCACCTTCTGTTGACTGACCGAACTTAGCTATTTCTAATCTTGTGATACCAAGTTGTTCTTCTAAAATTCTAAATACAGGTACACCTCTATCA